CTTCTTTTTTTTCTTCTTCATTGGTCGTTTATTAATAAACTCACTCAAAGTTTTTGTTGTAGTAAATCCTATCATTTTTTCTTTCTCGGTTTGTATTTTTTAATAGCTTTAGAAATAAATATGTTTTTATACAAAGAAACCTTTTTGCCAAACTTCTTATCAGCTTTTCTTTTAGCTGATTTATATGCTTTAGACTTCTTATTAAAAGATTTAGGTTTCCCTAATTTCTTTGGTCTAGGTTTGGCAAATATAGGCTTCTTCTTCATTATTTTTTCTTCTTCTTCTTACTCATCATTTTAGATTTCTTTTTAGCTGGTCTTCCTCTTTTAGACCCATAAGTTCCTTTTCCCATTGGCATAATAAACTCCTATTTGTTTGCGTTTCTCATTATACTAGCCAAACTCTCACATCTTTTTGTGGTTTGTTTGTGCCAATTACTGTCTATCATTTCTTCTGATGCTTTTAAATAGTTTTTTTGTTTTATAGCTTCCCACATCTTCTTAAATTTCATAACTCGTGGTTTGCCTAATTGAAAACACATTTCAACTATTACACCAAAAACTATATGATTGTGTTCTATATCTCTTAATAATTCTCTAGCTGAATCTGCTGCTATTTTAAAATCATTATCAAAAACTTCTTCAAGAGTTTCTTTGTCATAAGCAATCCCCTCAACAAAATTATCAGAGGGTAGTACCAAGTGGCCAAAACCAATAGTAGCAAAACCCAAGCTATCGGAATACACAGTATCCCTAAACCCCTCGTGTTGTTTGATTCTTTCTTTAATTTCTTCCATATATTATTCTTCCAATGTCTACTGACATTTAATAATTTGTTTATCATTTAACAAAACTTGGTAGTCCTAACATGGGTCTTCCATCAAATTTGTTTTTATCAGCAAATTTACCATTTAAATGATTATAATGTAGAAATACTTGACCACATATATTACCCTCAAATGGCTCTCGCCAATGTTCTAAATCACAGCCATTATAAACTAACATATCTCCTACTTCAAGAACCACTTTATCCCCTTTAGGAGCATTAGGTTTGTGTATATTTCTATATTCATCAATAACATTATCACTACCTGTAGGATCTATAAATATAGGCCATTGATCGCCACCTAAGTTTAATGTTGTAGATATTTCACAACTTGGTCTATCTTTATGTCTTTTTAATATATCGCCTTTTTTATATGCTCTAGCATAAGAATAAGTAGGTATTAAATCTAAACCTGTTTCTTGTTTCATTATAGGTAATACTTTCATTAATAAAGTTTCCATTACAAAATCTCCATAACAAGAATAAGTATTAGGTATTTGCTGATCTTTCCATGTACCTAAGATTGATGATTCAGAATGTATATTATGTTTATACATAAAATTAACTGCATCTCTTTTAAGTAAGAAATAGTTAAAGATAAAATTAGCTAAATCATAGCTTATTGCATTTTTAATAACTTTATATTTAAACATTATACAAACATCGTCTTCTGTAAAAAATTAAACGATACTGATATTCTTGTATCATTAGATTCATTAGGATCAACACAATGAGTTACCCAAGATGGAAACATAATCAATCTTCCTGCTATAGGTTCATAATGTGTTTCTCTCCATAATCTTTTAGGTGATGTATCTGGATGATTTAATCTAGGTCTCATTTTAGGTCTACACATAGATGCGGCTGCTCTAGGATCATCTATTTTTAAATGTCCCGAATTTTTAGGTGCTTTAACATAATAGACACCAGACCATAATGAGTTTGGATGTATATGTGCTCTATTCATTCCTCCAGGAGGATTGACGTTAGCCCACATATTTCCTAAAAATGGTTCACTATCTAAATGTTCTTCATCATATATTTTTAATTGTGCTTCATATAAAGCATCAGCCAATCTTTTATATTCTGGTCTACAATGCATATCGGTTGTAGAGTGCCAACCTTTTACATTAGTTCTAGTTACACCTTTATCCTCATTCATCCAATTCAATATATCTTTTTCTAATTGAACATTTAATGAAGGATCTTTATGATCAAAAATATAAATAGGTGTTGGAAAATGAAGTTCTCGAATCATTTGAATGGTGTTCCTCCAAACCACATAACTAAAGATTTTCTATTACCTTTAATAACTGGTTTAACTCTATGTCTTAAAAAAGATGCAAAAAATATAGCGTGTCCTTGTTTTAATTTTGCAACTTTACCTTCTGACATTATTTCTAAATCTCCACCTTCAAATTCTGATTCTGGAGATAATAAACAAGTCATAGATATTTTTCTAACTGGCGGTTCGTGTGCACAGTTAATATCATTGTCTATATGCCAATCATAAAATCCACCTTCAGGATATTCTGTATATTGTGCAGGTTCAGTTATTTGCATATTATCAAAACCAAAATGATTACCATTAGTTGCTTTCATAATTTTTTCTATGTCTTTATACATATCTTCCATTTTCTTAAATGGAATCCAACTAATATGTGATGTTCTAGTTTTAGTATCAACCGTACCGCCCGATCCACCACCTACTTGACCTTGTTGTTTTGGTTCTTCTCTTCCTGCTTCTATTATCATCTTACATTGCAAAGGTGTAAATATTGGTTTTGTGGTTTCAACTATAAATGATTTCCAACGTGGTTCTGTTATCATATCGCTCCTCTATTTTTTATTGGGTCAAATTCTACATCACAATTACCAGCTAATGTTCTTCTAGTATCTTTAGTGCCATTAAAAGGATAAACTCCATGCCTCATATCATAAGGAAATACATAAAAATCTCTAAGGTTCATTGGTGGCTGATAATCTATCTTAGCAAACTGACCATTACTAGCACCTAGTATTTGTAATTTACCATTTTGAGGTACTTCAGCATTGGAATATTCTACACCATAAGTATGTGGTAATTTTAATATCATTACTGATGATAAGCCTGTAAATAATGTACCTCTATGAATATGTACTGGATTATATTCATGTTCTTTCATTTCATTAACCCAAATAGAATTAAGATGTAATTTATAATCTCTAATTTTATTAAAGTCTAAATAATGTCTAAATACTTCTATGAAATAATTTGTAATATTTGTAGGTAATATATTATGTCTTTTTACTTTAGATTCATCATTACCATTATAAAACAAACTATGTTCATCTTCTATTTTACCTACTAACTGTTTATTAGCTTTATGTAGATATTTATAATTTTGTTCGTATATATGATTGATTGAATGAAATATATCTAAAGGAACTTGATACTTTAGAATTGATTGACCTAGAAATACAAAATCAAAATTCATTAAGAATTATTAGGCAGTTCTTCTTTCTTGTTTTGTTCTAGTTCGCCAGATTTCTTGATTCTTTGTAAAGATTGTAATTGACCTAAGATATTAAACTTTTCTGATTCTGATGAATGTTCGTTTAATGTTTTAGCTTTCTCATAGTATTGTAATCCATAAGATTCTAATTGATGTGCATTAACATCTTTATCGTTAAATGAACCATCATTAAATTCTTTCTTTAATTTAGACCACATTTTAATTTCTCTCATTCTATGTTTAGCCACTTTCTCCATAGAGGCTTTTGCAAATTTACATTCGTCTAAATCTATTTCGTATTTAGTTAATTTATATTCATCTTCTTCAGTTTGTATTTTCTTTTCTAACCATTTAATCTTTGCTTCATTTCTTCTATAATCAAAAGATAAGGTCATTAGGTTGTCTAAATATGATGATTGTTCTCTAACACATTGCCAGTATTTAGCAGCTTTAGTTGGGTATCTATTGTCTTGCAATACAGAAAATCTAGCTTCAGTTTCTGTTCTAAACATTTGTTTCTTAGTCCAAGTATCTCTTAACTCATCAACCATACCTTTAAAGTCGGTTAAATCTTGTGGCTCTAATAAATTATTTAAATGAATTTCTTCTTTTTGAATAATATCTTTTACGTCTTTTTTATTTGACATTGTCATATTGATATACCTTTTAGTTTATTTGTAAAGTGTTAAGAAGTAGTGAATGTTTTTGTTATTGTAGCACCTGCACCTGTCCATTCTTCGGTTGCTGTCGTTGTACCTGGAGGAGAACCACCAAAAGCTAAAGCTGCTGTTTGAATACCAGCTGCTCCTGGAGAGGATCTTGCTTCAGATAAATCTGCTACTTCTGTCCAAGATGTTCCATTCCATTCTTCAGTTTGAGCTCCGATTACTATAGGATTTCCACCAAATTGTAAAGCTGAAGTGTTATCTGCACCAGCACCACCTCCTGCTGTACTAGCAGCATTTAAATCTCCTACTTCAGTCCAACTTGTTCCATTCCAAGATTCTGTTAATGTAAAACTTGGAGGATCTTGTGTTCCACCATAAACTAATGCAGAAGTTTGTATACCATTACTACCAGCAAAATCTCTTCTGGCTTGGTTTAAATCATTTACTTCTGTCCAGCTAGTTCCATTCCAAGATTCTGTATTTGCATATCCTGTTGGTGGTGGAGTATTAAAACCACCAAAAGCTAAAGCTGAAGTATTATCTGCTCCTGCAGCACCAACATAAGATCGTTGAGTATTAAAATCTGCTATTTCTGACCAACTCGTACCATTCCAAGATTCGGACTGTACATAATAAACAGGAATATTTACATCATCTCCAGCAATAGCTAAAGCTGAAGTTTGAGTTCCTGCTCCTCCAGCTCTACCCCTGCCTGAGTTTAAATCATTTAATTCAGTCCAAGCTGAGCCATTGTAAGATTCAGTTACTGCTAAACCATAGACAGGAGCAGCAACTCCACCAAACCCTAAAGCAGCTGTTTGAGTTCCTGCTCCACCTAAAGCTGATCTAGCAGTATTCAAACTGCCTCCCGTAGACCAACTTCCTACTAAACTAACACTAGCACCTTTTAAAGCACCTGTTGTAGAATTATACCAAACTTGTCCCTCAACAGGATTAGTTGGATCTGATGCTAAGACTTCTACATTTGTGCCACTTATTTCTTTATAAGTTGCCATA